CATCCCCGTTGACCACAAACAAATAAAGGAGGTCTCCCAACAAGTGCAAAAGGAAAATAAAGAAAATAAAGAAAATTCAATAGTCTGTGAAGACTGCAAGAAATCTTTTGCATTTTCACCCAAGGAGCAGGCGTACTACGAATCCATGAAGTTTAGCCCGCCCAAGAGGTGCAAGCCGTGTCGAGAAGCACGCAATGAGAAAAAGAAAAAGAAGTCAGACACTAAAGTCAAGACGAAGCCTACCGAGAGGAAGGAAACCAAGGTTCCGTTCAAAACCAAGGAACCATCTCCCAATAAAACTGAGTCTAACAGTAAGCACGGGAAGACGCGACAGAAGTGGGTCGCAAAGAAAAGGGGGTTAAAGAAATAGACACCCCCAGGAGATTGATCCCTCCGAGTTGGCTCTTTGCCCCTAGCCAGGGCCCCAAGAACCAAAACTTAACAAATTTGATACATTTACACACTAAGTATAACACACATCTTAGTTTTTCATTACATAATCAATGGTAAAGCGCAACAAACAACAAAAACGCAAACAACGTAAGCCACGTCAGCAACAACGACGTAGCAGAAACAATGCCAAACGAACAGTCCCCGCAGCAGCGAAGCTGCTGCTCAATCCTTGTAAGTCTGCTCTGGTCCCCGGACTCCACTCAACCAGTGAAGGAATCCTCAGTCGATTCCAAACCTTCACTGATCTTGGAGCCACAGAGACCAACGGCTACATCCTCTGGTGTCCCCACTACGTCAGCAAAACATCCACGGTCCATGAGACCTGTTTTGCGTGGCAGAATGCGGACGCCTCCGTCGAACCATTCAATACAGTCACCATTCCGTATGGTGTCAGTAATGCCGGAACCGCTCTCGCCCTTAACGTCGGAGCATCTTCCTTTGTCTCCACCAACACTTGTGCGGACTTCCGGTTACTCTCGGCGTGTATGAAACTCACCTACACAGGAGCAATCAATGCTGCAGCAGGGTTAGTGGCACCGATCACTGGTATACCAGTTGACACTCTCTTGCAGGGTAGCTCAACTGGCAGACCAATTTCAGTTGATCATCTGTTCTCTTTGTGCGACGACGTGAAGCGTATGTCTCTTGACACCATTGAGGTTCGTCATCGACCTGACCAGGCCCTTGTCGACTCTTTCAAGAGTGATGACGATGCAATCATCACTAAAGGAGTGTCTGCGACTAACGCTTCGACCCTCTCATCTGAGGCCAAACGGTTCAATCCGACCGTCTTTGGCTTTGCTTGGAAAGGAGTTCCAGCGGCCACACTTACAGCAAGCTTCGTTCAAAATATTGAATGGAGACCTGACGGACCTTCTGGCATCGTTATGCCACCACCCAGACAGCTTCACGCACCTGGGTACTCCGCCAAACTGCTCAAGTATCTCGATGACAAC